TCTTCTTCGTGATTATAATAATTGCTTGAAAGAAGTATTAATGTTAAAAAAAGCTGCCTCAAGGTAGTCTGGAAAAAAAACTTGCAAATGTAATTTCAGTATCTTAATTTTGATGTAGTGTTATTTAATTATGCCTTCAATATGAAAAGAATAGCTTTTTTTATTTTTATTACAATTAGTTTACAATCCTGCATGAGTTATAAGGAAATGTTCACGATAATTCCCGAACAAACGGCAGGAGAAATCCCCATTGGCGCAAATAAAATCACTATCAAAAATAATAATCTCTTAGAGGAAAATTATCTCAAAAGCTTTAAAATTGCTTTGTCACAAAATTACAGAATTGAAGCAAGCAACAAGGAACTAGGGTATGTTTCGGCATCCAAGAAAGACGAAGGAGATACATATGTGAGATTGAATATAATTTGTGGTAATGATAGTGTAATGGTAACTAGCGAATGGAAGGCAGGAATGGAATCCACAATTTATGCATCTGCTTTAAGTGGAGTTACAATAAATCCGGATTGGGAAAATGCTCAGTGGAATAAGCGAGCTGACAAATCAAGCATTTCTTTTGCCAAAGCTGTTCTTTTCTCAAAAGAAATAAGCTCTGATTTAATATACCAGGTGCCAAAAGCTCCTGTTCCTGAAAAGTACTGGGGGATGGAAAAGAAATAATTATGATATCCTAGCCGATCTTCCGTTAAGTTTACTGATCACAAGCTTATTCGCTTTATCAACCTTCTCCAGATCGAAGTCTATATAAATATCAGTCATGCTGTCAATCCCATGTCCTAGGGCATGTGATATCGTATCCCTGCTAACACCAAGTTTTGCTGCTATAGTTGCCCAGCTGTGCCGGGCACTGTAAGTGCTGATCTTAAAACCAAGCTCTTTATTTTTCACAATTGTTTTAAGCAATTTATTAACCTGGCTCAGTATATCGTGATCAGCCTCATGGATCCGGATGGGAGAGATCTTCTCTTTCTTTTCCATAAAATTTAGCAGGTACCTCTCGCCCTGGTACCGGTCAATTATCTTCTTAGCCTGGGGAAATATCTTAATTGAATACTCCCTGCCGGTCTTAAAGCGTTTATACATAATCCTTCCCTTGTGCATGCTATCTGGTTTCAGATAGAGAAGGTCCTTAAGGTTGATCCCAACCAGGTAAAAGATAAGGAAGAAAACATCGATTGCACGCTGCTGTTGTTTTGTAACATCAGTGCGAAGCTTGAGAAGTGCCTTCAGATCTCTGATGTCTAAAGATCGTTTCTGTGATTTCTCCTGTTCAATTTTAAATTTCCGGAATGGAGAGAGATCCTGTTTTATAATATCAGCATCTATGGCATGATAGAAAACAGCCCTGACATTATTCAGGTATATCCGGCATGTGTTGACCCTTGAATGACGAACGTGTCTTAAATACCCCTCAAAATCCCTCAGGAAGCCTATTGTTATTTCATTAAACTCAATTTCTTTTTTATGAGTGAAAGCTTCAAGATGATCGATCGTTACCTGGTAACTGCTGGCATAACTGAACCGGTTCTCTTTTTGAAGCTGCATGATCCGGAATTTCATGTAAGCCAGGAATCCTGATCCATGTTCTTTTTGTCCCTTCAGTTTACTTATAAGTGAATTAATATCAGTATGGATGATATCGGGTCCGGAATCGGCAATAATATCGTTGTATTGCTGCAGGAGAAGAAGAATTGCTCCGTTCAGTTTTGATTGTCCGGGATAACTTGCTTTAATCATCCCATCAGATCCCATGTACTTTGGATCTATATACCAGGGTGTTTTTATATATCTTACTTTTCTGTTATGTGATACCCGGATCTTAATATTAGCTTTATTATCCGAGTTAACCACATCTTTTCTGATGACCGGTTTAATCGAAGGCATAGTTTAAGGCGTGTATTAGGTGTGCGAAAGGTACAAATAAAAACAAATTGGAGCAAATATTATTAAACATGAATTTAATTGATAGGAATATAAAAGCCTGTAAGGTTCTAATTTACAGGCTCTTTAAATCTGTCGGGGTGATCTGACTCGAACAGACGACCCCTTGCACCCCATGTATAGAGTAAATTGCTTATATCGCGCAATCAATCAAAGAAATACATATATATAAAATAATATGTGGCGTGCCAGTAGCGTTCCGGAATGTAATAATCTATCTCTTTTTAAGTAATCTCGGAATAAGAACAATTAAAAAAACAATGCTTAATCCTGCTATTATCTGCCATAAAATCTTTTCAAATTTAGCCTTTTCTTTTATAGTAACAATTTGTGTGTTCCTGGTTTCAATGACTTTTATTGCACTGTCGAGTTTAACCTTAATTATCGTATCGCTTGACCATACATTGAGTTTTAAAGTGTCGTGAATAACATAACTCTCTCCATGAGCTGATCCGGAATGGACAATTAAGGTATCTCTGATTGTTGACCAGGCAAAAACAGTATCTGTTCCATGGACCAGGACCGGGACTATTGTATCTCTATAAATGACTGTTTTAATAGTGTCGCTTTTCCAGTCAAATTTAGCACTGCACCTCTTATAAGTAGCGCAACTACATAAAAGCAGGATAATGCCTAGAAAGCTCATTTTTTTTAATGCCAATTTTCGCATCTTATTGAGGTTTCTCAACTTCATCAGGTTTATTTGTTGCGATATTAGAAATTGTTTCATCTTTTTTTGCCGAACCCGCCGATGATCCATAAAAATACGTGACAATGGTTCCCATGAATCCGATCAATGCCCCGATAGCCAGATAAAGAACATCTTTATTCCCTTCCGGCATGGGCCTTGCTATGAGCCAAATCAGCACAGCAAAGAAGCACACTGTTATTAATGCTCCTAAAATAAACATTGCTATTTCCTTTGGCTTCATTTGTTCTGTGCTTCGTTGATTGTAAGCAAAACTCCCCATGCAATAATAACAATAGCCCAAAACTTATGACCTGCAAAAAATTCAACCAAACCAAATACGCCAATAGTGATTTGTGATGCATAGGCATATTTTAAGAATTTGCCTATTGCTACTAAAATTAATTTTACTGTTTTCATATAAATATGATTTAAGTGAAGTATTGTTTATATTCAGTCGGGATCTGTTTCAGTAATGCCGTCCGGATCTCCGATTTTTCAATCTCGCCATCTTTATTGATATCGAATAAAGGATTTTCTTTTGCAACAATATGTGAAGTAATTCTGAATGTATCCGGTTTACCTACAGCTGCAGGCCAGAAAATACCACAATATAAATCAACCCAATCTTTATATTTTCCCTTGAAGATCCCTAAATGTTTCTGAACATAATCCATCTGTTCTACGTTCGACATACCTTTTAATGCATCGGTTGTGGTCCCCAGGAACCTGGCAGTGGAAGGCATAAATTGAATTAAACCGGTGGCGCCAATAGAGTTTTGGATGTGAGAATTAAGAGTGTGCCCTGTTTCGAACCACATAAGAAACATCAGATGTTCAGGTTTAACACTAAGATATAATGCAACCTGATAAACTTTAATAATGAAAGCATCCTTATTTTCTTTTATAAGTTCATCAAATATCATTTTTGTTCAGCATTATTATGTGGTTTAGGAGTCATCTTGATTAAGTCTTCCCTCCAGCAATATTTTGGCAATATTGGTTTGCCAGTTCCTAATTCTATCTCTATACATTCACAATCCTCAATATACCTTGCTTCACAGCTCACACATATTCTGAATTCGTATTCTTGTTTATTCATAAGTAATAATAATGAATCAATAAGGCTAATAGAACTGAAATTGCAACCGCTATAGCTATTCTTATAGCAATAGCTCTGAATGAGTTCTGCTTCTTTAAAGAGGTTACGGATTTTTGAAGGGTAATCATTTTCTCTGAAAGACAATCCGGGATCATACCTCTTATATCATCAACATTATCTCCTAATATTTCAAATTTGGCTCCTAATTCAATATAATTATCTTCAACATCTCTGATTTTTTTGGCTATTGCATCCTGACCTCTTTCAAGTTTTTCAAGAGATCTCATTATCGGATCGTAATGTTCCGCTACCTTATCATAAAATCTTTCAACAATATTCTCATTAATGAATCCCTCATGAGCATTGAGTATCTGACAAAGCAATTTATGATCCGCAATTGTCATCCCATGCTTATCCCTGGGATCTTCAGTTGAATAGCTTTTTTCAATGATCGCAAAAGCCTGGTCAATGAATGAGGGATCTTTACTTTCGTTTTGAGGGGCCATTAAATTTAGTTTTATTAATTGAGTCGTTAATGATCCAAACAATTGCAATAAGAATCAGAATAGAAAATATCAGAGCAAACCAATTTGCAAACGTTTCACTCATTTCTTTCTTTTTTGAATTTTAATCTTAATATCCGCTTTTGATTCGTCATTTGATTTATTTACGGGTGCAACAATCGTAAATTCCATTCCATTCATATAGTTCATAAACTCCTTTACGGAATTGGTATTATCCTGTACAAATGTGGCATAGGAATCTATCTGCTTTCTTTGATTCTTCGAAATCATTCTTATAGTGTCTGAAATATCTATGAATTTGGTACGTATTTCTTCCCTAAAATCTTTATTTGCTGAATCAGATTTCATAAGATATTTTAAAATAGAATGATCGATTGTTACATTACTTTTAAAATGATCAATAGCGATGGCAATTCCAGCTATAGTAACGACAGCACCAAATAATATTGTTATCGCTCTCCATCCTTCTGAAAGATTCTTAAACCAGGTTAATATTTTAAAGTTCTTTTCCATTCAATAAAACTTCATAAAATCGGTAATAATCAATCAAATGCTCATAGGATCTGCTACAACAACCGGTTCTATACTTAATATTCCATAATTACAATCTTTAACATAGGAACCATCCTGCTTATACAAGACAATTTCATAATAAAGACTACTTGCCAATAAATTCTTTGTGCTGGACGATAAAAAACTAAAAGATAGTTCATTCTCAATTTCGTTAATTGCTCCTGATAATTGAATAGCCGGGATATCTCCTTTGTTTAAGGAAGCAAATAACTTCGCCACTAAACCTGTCCATATTGTAACATTTTCAACTGTTACTGTTATAGTTTCGGTGCGACCTTTGCGAATTGAAAAATTAATTGGTGTAGCCATATCTTAATTCTTAATTATCTGCAAATTCTAATTCTTTCTCAACATTTCCTTTTATAGAAATTAAATCGTTATTACCATCTATTGTAATTATCCCAACATCACAATTCCAGTTAATTTCTTTTTCAGCATCACCGGATAAAATGAAATCAATTATATCGCCTGCCAGATTTATTATTGGAAAACCCGAACCTAATTCAACATTATCTGCAATATGCCCATGAATTGCATTTGCTATTATTAATAGTTGTTCCCAGCCAATTACATTATCGGATTGCAAAATATGTGAAGCATTCTGTATTACGAGTAATGATTGTATGCTTAATGCGACATTTGATGCTGAATGATTATGGAATGTTTCTGATATTATTAAAATTTTATTTTCAGTTAAAACAATATCATCTGTAAAATGTGAGTGTATTATTTTTGAAACAACTAAAATATTATTCTGTATAAGAACTATTCCATCATTGCTTAATAAATGATTTGCTTCTTGTACTATTAAAAGATTCTGCTGAATTAATACGGGATTGCCTGCATTTTGTATGTGTATAGTTTTTTGAACCGCTAATGTAAATTGCTGAATAATCGCAATATCATCTGTCGTATGAATATGTGAGGCTCCCTGTACTATTAATGTTTGTGCCTGAAATAAAGCAATCCCATCTGTAGTCTGAGCAATTAAATCTTTTTGTATTATTAAAGTTATATTGGAAATATCTGTAATATGAACCAAAATATCAATTAAGCTAAGTAATCTTTGATTTTGCTTTACTTGATCATTTACAGGATATAATTGAACATTTGCATCAGGAGATGCATATAATCGTAAAGTAGCAGGAATTAGAGGTGTTGCGTTAATATTTATCACAGGTATCTCTCCCGCAAACAGTGAGACAGCTATAGAAGGTATTTTTTTATCTAGTTTTGGTGGAGAATCATCAATTACTGATTGCAGCTGAACATCCACCGATTTGATATATGCATTATAAGGACTGATGCCTTTATCAACAGGAAATACATTCACATCCGTACCAGCAGCTGCATTAAGTTGTAAGGTAGCAGGAAGTCCAGCATTTCCGATTTGCTGGACAACCTGTTCCGAAGTTGGATATAAATATATTGTTGGCATTTATGTTCCTATCAATGTCTGAACCGTGCTGCCTGCTAAATTTGGTGATTTAAAAGCTACTATATAATGAGCATCCGGATATCGGCTATATAATAAATAATTCCCTCCAGCATCTGAAACACAACCATCTTGCCTCGTATCGTCCAATGTTCTGAATAATTCTACAGAAACACCTCCTAATGGAGTTCCTCCTGAATCCTTAGTAACGCCCTGAATCTTATATAATTGAGCATATTCATTACCTCCATAGGCCTCTGTAAAAAAATCGGGATATTCCCATAGAATATCATTGGGATAAATATTATTAGGACAATTAGCATCCGAAGAAGAATCTTTACAGTTTATAAATTGAGACTTTGGCCAAAGATGTTGCATAAATATATCATATCTGTTTGCAAGGATATATTTATAATTTATATTTATATCCATGCTTGAATCATCCTTTGGAGGTAGTCCTACCCAGGGCCAAGTGCCTCCATTAATAAACATTCCAGGCATTTTATTCAGATATTACAGCCCACTGATCCATTACCGGAGCAGTCGCAATTATCCAAATAATCATGGAAGCAGATACAGCTATAAATAATCCTCTCGGGAATGTCCATATCACGCCGGCGCCTATCGTAGCCGGGCAAGTAATCCTTCTGAAAAACTGAAGTGGAACTGTCGGAGGAGTACCCCAGGCGACACAAGCAGTTGTATTAGCATTCGGTTCTCCAGGATCCTCCTGGAGGAAGTTAACAGGTGAAGTTGGTGTAACACCAATAGCCTGCGGTCTACCCAGACCAAGTGTTGCAGCTACAGCGGTTACCTGGGCTAATCCAACCTCAAGTAGTTGAGCCCTGCATGTAGCTGTTGTTCTGATCTCCCAGTTAGCAGATGCAGCTGAAGTTGCTACCGTTCTTTGTGATAATGAATAAATTGCCATTTTATTTTCCTCCTTTTTTAATTAAACTTTTATTCTTGCTAAATGATTTACTTTAGTATGATCCATCTCAGTATAGCGGGCACCATTAGCTATATGAATTAATCCTCCCTTGTAATTTTTACAAACATCGATTGCTTTCTCAAACATCTCAATCATTAATTTACGATCCGATGGGTTGTCAAGAGGACCATTCACTTCAAAAAACTTATTGTCCGTTAATGTTAAAATAATTGTAGTCTTTGCCATGATTTCTAATTATTAAAATTTAATTCGGGTCCGCAATTTCAATATCCCATGCCGGTACCGTAACAGTATTTCCTGCTATCAATGTCTGCGCGGTAGATGTAGTAACATATAATAATACGGAATCGGAACAAAGAGCTATATGCTGTGCGTTTCCGCCAGTATCAACCGCCAATGTAGCTTCCTGATTAATTGTTAATTTTCTCCCACTGGTATCTCCATCAACAGGTCCGGTGAACGAAGCTGAACTAAGTCCGGTTTTTATCGCTAGTTTATAGGTTGCTGTTGCTTCAGCATATGTAGTAGGCTGAGTGCTGCAAACACATAATTTAGTTACTCCGTTTTTAATAGCATTCAATGCTGCATCGAGGATACTATTATCTACTAATTTTCCCATGATATTATTATTTTATTTTTCAATCATCTCAAAACACTGACCCATAATTAATTGAGGTTGGAAAAACGCGATACATTTTTTGAGTAATGCTATTTCTTCAACCGTAAGCTCGACCTCGGTTTTACCATCACGAAGTTTTTTAAAGATTTCATATTTGTTGAATTTTGTCTTCTCATCATCATCCTTAATTGGAGATAAAATTGAAGTGATACAAACATCCTTTAGAAGGAGTTTTGGCCTACCTTCTGCTGCAATAATAGATTTGCCTTCTGCATCTTTAAGTTCCTGGTTAATTTTAAGTTTCATATGATTTTATTTTTGGTTAATAAATTATCTTATTCGGCAGGAAAGGTGTGATTATAAAATTCTTGCCATCCTGCCGAGTTATAATACTCCATAGTTAAATATCTCGAATGTGTTTTATCAACTAATCCTATGGCACTTCCCCCTGCCATTGTGACAAGTATTGCATCTGCAGATTCTGTATCTGCAGGTATATATTGACCATAAGCATAGCCTATCCATTCAGTAGGGTAAGATCCATCAGTTGGTTTATATAAATAATGGCATCGCAAATCACCATAATAAGAAGAACCTTTATCGCTTGGCATACTATAAACTCCTTCACCAAAACTATTAGTTTCCTCCAATGGTTCTATGTTATTACCATTATGAGCATATATATACAAATCATAAGTTGGAGGAGATGCCGGAACATATTCATTAGCAGTAATGGTATAAGCCAGAGAGCCATCTTCTATTGCCACATCAGAACCGCCATAAGTGTAATATGCATGAATTTGCACTCTGTAATCTGTAGTTATGTTTGGGAAAGGAGCCGGAGTTGTCCAGGTGAGCCAGTCGCTTGTTACAAGAGTAGAAGAAAACATCTTTAGCACATTTATATTTTCTATAGTGCTGGTTGCTAATAACAACCCACCACCACCACCAGAAGCTTCTCTTAATTGAAAAACCACTTTTATATTATTCCATGAATCAACGGTTGGATTATATGCGGGCAATGCTTCCCCTCTTCTGAGTATTGTAGATATTTGTATGCCATAAGCACCACTCGTTATCTCCTGTATCTGAACTTCTTCATTTGAAGGATGGGAAGCAAAATATGTAGGAGGCAACGCATTTTTATCGTATCCTGCAAAATCACCAAATCTATATGGGGCGGATCCAGCAGGCTTATAAAAAGAATGAGGATTAATATTTGCAGATTGACAAAGCTGAATAATATCTACATTGTCTTCTCCTAGGATATTTCGAATTATTGGAGTGGTAATATTAGAGATAAGCATATTATTACCATTTCTACTGATAGTAGCAAGACCCGTATCCTGAACCAGATTGTAATATCCGGTTTTGTCAGAACTGTCAGTTATATGAGCTGGTATGGCTACTGTTTTTGGCATATTAAATCAATTAAGCGGACCAACTGTTGTTCCATTAATTCTGATATATAATCCTGCTGTTGTAGTCCACATATCTCCATTTACAGGAGCAGAAGGTGCCGTGCCGTGAGGAATTCTAAGACCTGCATTCGCAGCTACTGATGCAGCTGTTAAAACAGGAAGGCTAAAAGTTGCAGTAGTGGTTAAAACCAATTCAGTCGTTGCATAAGTATCTGAATGTCCAAAAGCTATAGTTTCTCCTGGCCGGACTAATATCTTTATTCCACCTAATGCTGAAGGATGAAAGTGTGAAATACACAGATAATTTGGCAATCCACTGATACTATTAGAAGCAAAAGATTTAACGGAATCTTTTCTTGATCCTTCTATATTAAATTCAATGCCTACATTATCATTATCTCCTGCTGGCCCGATAAGTGAATGATTAAATTGTATAAGTTCATAACTATCCATTTTACCAGTAAATATTAATACACCACCACCACTTCCAGTTAAATATAATTTGTTGGTATATAAATTACCATCGTAATTTAGACGATTGCTATGTAAAGGATTGGTAGAACTTGAGTCAAACTTCCCTGCAGCCTGGGTTGTATAAGGAACATACCAGGAATTAGTGCCATCCCAGTGAAGTATGTTATCCGTTGGAGTTACTCCACTGCTTATAGTCTGCCAGCTTCCATCTCCTCTTAAATAAGTGGTTGAAGAGGGCGTTCCAGTTATGGCCGAAGAAAAAATAGGAACTTTATTCGTAGCAATAGTTGAACCCCATGCTGATCCTGTTGTGACGGCCAGTCCCAATCCTGATGGATAAGATGCATAACCCGCGATTGCATGATTTCCCCAACTATAAGCTGTATTCCAGTTGGCCGAATTGTCAGTTATTGAAGTACTCCATGCCGATCCGGTTGATAGAGCAATACCGGAACCAGGATATGTTTGCGAAGTAAGATACCCCGCGCTGGCATGATTCCCCCAACCATAAGCTGTATTCCAGTTTGCTGAATTATCTGTTATGGAAGTTCCCCAGGCAGATCCTGTTGATAAGGAAATACCTACAGCAGGATAGGTTTGTGAAGTAAGATATCCCATGCTGGTCCAGGGAGTTCCCGTTACGTATCCTGCGCTGGCATGATTTCCCCATCCGTAAGCCGTATTCCAGTTTGCCGAATTGTTTGTTATTGAAGTTCCCCATGCAGATCCCGTAGAAAGTGGAATTCCTGCATCAGGATAAACCATACCTCCAGCTGCACTCAAAATACCATTTGAATCTATCGATAAACCGGTTCCTATTTTGACACCTCCCAGGACCGTAGGAGAAGCTATCGGTAAAGACTCCCAGATTGAAGAAGGGAATTGACTAAAATCCGAATAAGCCTGAAAATCATAATCACAGGCTATTGCAAGCTTCACACGTAGATATTCGTTAGTCTCACCCGGATTCATTAATTCAAAAAAGGGTGCAAGAGTCCCCATTTTTGTAATATCGGGACTAATGGCTGAAGAAGAAGATGATGAAGAACTCCCTCCGGATCCACCGGAAGATGATGAAGAACTATCAACGGAAGAAAAAGTTACTTCTTCATTGCTCCATGCCAATAGTTCGAGAAGCGTAACATTAAATGTCTCTTCATAGATATCCCATTCTCCTTCGCTTATTTCAAATTCGCGGTTATCATTGTATGAATGTTTTATTATACTGTCAAATGCGATTATAACACCCTTTATTTCTCCTGTGAGTTTCTGCCTTGCAACCCTATTATCGCTAGCAAGCGAGCGAGCCAGTTGCTGCAAAATAGAATAATCCGGCCAGTCAGTAGTCGGAGATCCATCGCTTAACCAGGTTATGTTTTTGTATAATAACCGGGCATTTGGAAGATCAGGTGCATCAGCTGCGAGAAGTTCTATATCATCGAGGTTATTAGGTTCCGTGCTATCAGGAAATTCAGCAAGTGTTTCCAAACCGGTAGGATATAATTTACCATCTGCCGTAATAAATTTCAGGTCGACATTACCCCAGGCTACACCGGAGAAAGTATATTGATATAATTGAGTGGCCGATATACGGTAAAGAGAAACCTGAAGTGTTCCGCTGAATGGTATTTCGTGAGTAATAATCTCTAATTTATTCAGTTTTGGTATGCCCCCGATTTGCGATGTAACTGTAGTGATAACAGAAGTCAGAGTATCTTTCCAGCCATCCTTACTTAAAAATTTAGCATTTGCCAGAGTTCCCCCAACCGGTATTAAAGCAACATTAAACTGGAGATCAACAGGAATAGGAATTGGAATACCTCCATAAAGACGATAAGCCAAAACACCCATTTCGAGTGAAAGATCAAAATCCTCGCCAGCTGAAGCTTCAATTTCTATATCCTGGTAAAGACAATCGCTTGTATCATTATTACCAGGAATAAAAGCAAATGGATTTCCATTGCTATCAAACCTTTGCTCTGGTGTAAATGTTCCGAGCTTACTCCAGCCGGTAAATGCATTACTCACAAACTTCGAGAAATCAGGATTTATCAATAAGGAATCCTTCCTTCCATAATCGTGACTTATTTTAACCTGTTTTCCTCCGGGCTCAAGAGAAAACTGCAAACTGTTTTTTGGAGTAACATAAATTCCTGTACCCGGGTAACCAAGATCTAATATCGAAGGAGCGGCTTCAGTAGTCTCATAAACACCTGCAGATGTATAGAGCATTCGTGCGCTCTTTTTATCAGCCGACCGGGTTATAGCCCAACGGCCCCGGCGCTGAGTTATTTCAGCATTATAGTTTATAAGGATTTTTTCTATTGCTTCATAACAATTCAGACCAGCGAAAATCTCGGAATCTATAAAAGTCTGTTCAAGTGGAGTACGGAGATGGTTATGACTTACTTCAAAAAGATTGATCGCTATTGAATATCCCAGGCCAAGCCCTATTTTATCAACACAATAACGTATGATATCGAGTTGAGAATTTCTTCCGGTTAATGCAAAAGATTCATTTTTCAAGAGACCCAATCCATCCGAAGCCGAAAAAGTAACATTAACGGGGCAAGGAACATAAGGAACCTGGTATTGTTGCGGGAGGTTATACCCGGTCCATATTAAAACATTTGAAGGGTTATAGAGCTCTACTTTTACTGCCTTACTGTTATTAGTGTAAAATTCGAGAAATTCAAAATCAGCTTCCTCGCGTATTGAAAAGTTAAATGAGGTACCCCGGATAATATCTGCCTTATCCTTTTTTAATATAAAAGGAGAAACAGGAACATTCCGGTCAATAGGATTACCGGTATAACCATCAAAATAAATCCTTGCCTTATAAAGATTCCCTTTAACGGTTGTGCACAATAATTCATATTTTAAACCAAATGCCATTATGTTACAGTTTTAGTGCGGATATTCTCCTGGTTAAAAACATAAACTAGATCCTTTCCCTTAGCAACAAGGGAACCGGTGATATTAATACTTTGTGGTTGTGGTGCCTGCCTGGTGTCATACGTCAGAGAACCAGAACCTGAACCATAAGAAGTCGAAGATCCTCCACCACCAGATGATGATCTTGACAAAGAACCTTTTAATGCAGATCCAAGCGCTACAAGAGCAATTCCCGCTGCCAGGGCAACCGGCCATGCACCTGGTATGACAAGGGCTTTTTCGATGCCGGCCTTAGCTATTGCCATGCTTATAATTATCTTTCCAACATTAATTGCGAGCTCGGCAAAAGTGGATAACATCATATTACCGAAGCTTTTAAGGCTCCCATTACCTTGCGCCATCTCTTCAAAGAAGGTTCCTATATTTGCACCAAGCTCTTCAAAAGATTTCATCAGTTCACCTTTGATGCTAACACTTAATTCTTTAACTGATGTTTTAATATTATTAAGAGCAAGTGTGGTAGTATCAAGCACCTGCGTATTTAAGACAGGAAATTGTATAGCTTCCAAGGGTGCATAGTCTGGAGTTATGGTTGATGCTTTTAGAGCAGCCAGCTTCTTGGCATCAGTTTCATCCTGGGCAAGCTTTATTAACTTGCCTTTTTCGCGTTCAAGAGTTCTGTCGTAATCTATCTCTTCAGCTATTTTATAATTGTATGCATCGTAAGCTGCCGATAAAGCCTTCTTAAGATCCATATTCTCCTTATCGGTCTGCAGAGCCATCTGTGCATTGAGCAACTTTTCAGCGTCGAGAGCAAGTCCGTCTTTTATTATTTTATGTTCAATTATTGCAGCATTTTCTAAAGCACTTAACCGTTCGGTTGCAGAAAGTGTAGAATCTTTCGCATCCAATCGATATTGAGATAAGAGAATATTCTGTTCTGAAACAGTATCATTATAGTGCATAGTCATATAATTAAGATCATATGTACTCTGCGCTAATGCTTTAGCTTCTGCAGCTGCAGCTTTTGCTTCTTCTCTAATTCCTGTGAAAGCTTCTTTTATCTGGCTGAATCCATTTATAACATCTCCCCTGAATAGTGACATTAAGCCCTCTCCGAGAGTTCCCAAATGTTCAAGTAGTACTTTCCCGACGGCCTTTAATTCTGTCATTCCTGAGGCCAGCTGTTTAGCTCCTCGTTCCGTCGCAGTGAAATATGCAGCAAGAGAACCAAGTAAAACGAGCAGTGCACCTATGCCGGTGGCCATAATTGACTTCTTAAGAACATCCATGCCGATAGCCAGCTTATCGCCTTCGGCTTTTGAAGCCTTAAAAGCCTGGGAGAGATAGTTTAATGATTTTTGTGCGGTTCCCAGGGCATTTGTAACTCCGGTCATATTAACACCAAACAACCGGGCGAACTCATCGATCTGGCCGCCGGCAGCTCCCTTAAAATCCGACATGGCTTTCTCGCCATCTTTCAGACCAGCTTTAAAGTCGGTAGTATCGACTCCAAAATGTGCTTTAAGATTCGATATTACTGTTCCCATTGCCTGGCATTATATTGTTTAAAATACTTTCCATTGCTTTTTCTCTCCGGCCGACCTCTTCTTCTGATAATATTTCTGTTTTCTCATCAACGCTTATCTTATCCCAGGTGAAAGGCCATAATTCATGTGGTGTTATCCTGTCTTCTTTGGATAGCTGTATGTTCATCAAAATTGTTGTTGACATACGTACTATCTCTGCAATGCTTTTAATTCGTTCGCTTTCTCCTTCGTTATATCCTCCAACCGCATCCAGAAAATCTCCTACCAGCATCGTCCCGAAACGTTCGGGAGTATAATTAAGACATCCAAGAGCAAAACGGCGAAAATATCTGTAAGTAAAACGGTTAAGATCACTCTCATCTAAACCCTCTTCCTGAAGAATATCCTCGGTGCTTTTCCTTTCTCCAGACTTTTTTTTTGCCCATTGTTACCGCTTTGCGCTGCCAATATTGCTGAAAGCATTACAATCCCTTCCATAGTTATCAAACGTCCAAACTGAATCTCATCCAAACCCAGTTCTTTTCCTTCAGCTTCTTCACCTTCGATGGCGCAGCACCAGGCAATTGTACGGAGTGTACTAACATTAGCTTTTCCATCAGTAAGGTCCGTTAATTCTTTTCCAGTAAGTTCTGTGAATCTGCCCAGAGCGTTCATATTCCAGATTAAGCGAACATCGCGGCCATCGGAGAGTGTCAGGTAGTCGGCTTTCATATTACGGCGTTACTCCAAATGTTACAGATCCTTTAATCACTTGTATCGAGGCAGAGAAAGTACCGGTATCTTTCGAATTTCCATCTTCAGAATAATCCGTCAAGACACCAGTCCCTGATGCAATTTTCTCTCCTGATACAAAACGTCCATAGACAAATGCAACCTGGGCTCCTGCGGCTAATGCTGCGCGAAGCGTTTCAAAATCTTCATACGTAGAGCCTTCACCGGAATCTCTTTCATAGGTTTTACCGGAAAATGTCATGCTCATGTCATAATCTACAAAAGACTGTATAACATTTCCTGAATTCTCTTTCAGGTCTATATCTTCGAAATTGGGTTTAATTTTAAGTCCTGTAGTTTCAAGTCCTCTTATCAGTTTGGTACCCCACTTAATATTAAGCATGTACCCTCTTACTCTTGTTGCGCTCATTATATGTCAGAGTTAAATTTTACTAAAATGTGGTAAAGGTCACCGTTCCCTTTTTAGCTGTTATGGTACCGCTGAATGTGCCAGTATCTTTGGTAGTTCCATCTTCGGAATAATCGGTTATAATACCCGTTCCGGATACAATTTTTTTTCCTGTTGTAAATATGCCATATACAAAGGCAACTTCTGCACCAATTGTTGCCGCCTCGCGAAGCGTTTCAAAATCTTCATGAGTGGAAGCTTCAGCCACTTGGTCTCGCTCATAAGTCTTGCCTGAGAAAGACATATCAGTATCATAATCGACCAGTTCCTGGTTAGGCACACCCTGATCCGCTTTCAAAAGGATCTCTTCAAAATTGGCCTTCAGTTTAAGACCGGTTGTTTCAAGCCCTTTTATAAGCTTGCCACCATATTTCAGATTAAGCGTATAGCCTATTATCCTTGTAGTTGCCATTTTATTGAGATTTTAACGGTTTGATGTTAATATTGTAAAAGTTAATATGTTGGTATATAATTTACTTTGTGTGTCGAAGTCTGGCGCTTCAGTTTCCCAGATTACCGATTCGAATGAAGTACCGTTTAGAGTTGTTCCGGCTAATGCCAGAATTGCATTTTTAACTGACTGTATTAATGTTTCAAGAGCTTCTGGCAGCAGGTCTATGATTGCTATTTCGCAGACATAGCTATATCCTGCAATACCCGATTTAAGATATTCGGGAGTGGCCGTTTCCTTATGAACACAATAAGGAGTAACGATCCCTTCATCGCCCATGGCGAGGTAAGTGTTCGGGATTATTGCCACTATTGTGTTTTGTAATGCCGTGCTTATCATTTTGCTGCTCTTTGCTCTAAAAATTTCTGATGACTTACTTCATAAGACGATTCAAATGTTCTTTGTGCCTCAGGTAGAGACTGATCAATTGCTCTTTCAAAAAAAAGTCCTGCTTTTATGCCACCCTTCCAGTTCAGTGAAGGTTTTCTCCTGGGCTTTTGGAAGGAATGTTCATCATTTCTATTTGCCAGGGTTCCGTAATTATGCCAGTATAAAAGCATGTACGGATCCCATATCACGCCCCGGCTATTACGATACATCATTTTACGACCATAAGCGCCAACAGCCAGCGTCATGCTCTTTCCTTTTCCTGCTTTTATGTCAATGACCTTTTTCAATGGAGTGAGATCTGCAGGAAGATTAGCTATCATTGCTTTCTTAACCGGCTCGGCAGCTTTGCGGAAAGCTGCAATAACAGGTTTGCGATATCCGTCTTCGGGTGTTTCACGAAATATCGTTATGATATTAT